CTCGCCTTCGTGTCCCTCCCGAACGCCATCGCCAGTGGTGACCCCGTCACCATCGTCTCCTGGCTCTCGCAGACGTTCCTGCAGCTCGTGTTGCTGTCCGTGATCCTCGTCGGCCAGGGCATCATCGAACGGACCCGCGCCGAGCACAGTGACCAGCTGGCGGCGCTGCACGACAAGACCGACGCGCTTCACGCGAAGATCGACCCCTGGGTCAACCCGGACCTGATTGAGGAGGGGCGACGATGATCGAGCACACCGTGCGCCTGCACGCCCAGCCCGGCGGGTTCCAGCCCACCACCTTCTCCGAGTGGATCGGCCACCAAGTCCAGGTCACATCCCTCGACCCCGTCCACCGGCACGTCCTCCGCGCCGTCGAGAACGCCGCAGACGGCACCACGTCCACCCTCACCATCAACACCTACCCGGACGCTGACGCCGCGCCCAGCCTCACCGCGGACATGTCCGTCATCATGGGCACCCCGAAAGCGCAGATCCGGGCACACGACGCCGACGGCGAGCACCTCACCACGGCGCACCTCGACGCGCCGCTGCACGAAGGCCAGTCGGTCACCGTCCACAACCAGCCCCACGTCGTGCAGGAGATCCGCTACCCGTACCGCGACCCCGACGACCCCGAGCAGACCGAGGACTACCAGCACGTGACGCTGCGGGCTGTCGACGCGCTGCCACCCGTCGTGTCCCTCGGGATGGCCGGCGGGATGCTCGGACTGCTCCGGTGAAGAACTTCTGGAGCATCTACTGGCTCTGCTGGTTCATCGCGTTCTTGCCCGTGTCCTTCCTCGTTCCTGAGCTGTACGTCCTCGCCATCGGCCAGCCTGAGAACACCCTCTCGGCGAACGTCTGGCGACTCGAACAGTGGCTTCCCGGCCAGAACCTGTGGCAGTGGACCGCGCTGCACGTCCTCATCGGTGGATGCCTCGCCGTGCTGCTGGTGTGGCTACTCGGCCACTTGGTTTTCGGGCTCTGGCGCTAGGAGGCGAACGTGACGAAGCCGCAGGTCGCCCGCGTCAAGTGCACCGGGAAGTCGAAGAAGACCGGGCAGCGATGCGGCCGATTCCCTGTTCGAGGCGCCAAGGTGTGCCTGACTCACGGCGGCAGCGCACCCCAAGTCCGAGCGAAGGCCGCTGTCCGCGCTGAGGTCATGGCGTGGGGCCTTGGTGACGCCACCATCGACCCAGGGGAGACCCTGCTGCGGCTCGTGTCCCAGTCCGCCGCCCGCGCCCAGCGGTACGCAGCCGAGCTCGAACAGCTCGTCGGCGAGTCGGACACGCTGCGAGCAGCGCTCGTCGCTGAGGCCTACGGGGAGTTCGGACCCACCGGCGAATACGTGCGTGGCCTCGCGACCATCGAAGCGCAGGAGCGGGACCGCTGCGCGACGTTCGCCGCGAAGGCTGTCGCCGCCGGCCTCGCTGAGCGGACCGTGCGGATCGCTGAACGGCAGGGCGAGATGATCGTCAAGGTGCTGTCGGCCGTGTTCGACGACCTCAACCTCTCCGAGGAGCAGCGAGAGGCGGCACCCGATGCAATCCGTCGAAACCTCCGCCTCGTCAGCTGACCTAGCCGCCGCCTGGACCGCCGCGCTCAACATCCTCGACACCGGCCAACGCCGGAAAACGTGGATCAACAACCCCGTCACGTGGATCGAAGACCGGCTACAAGAGCACGCCTGGTCCAAGCAGCGCGAGATCATGCAGGCCCTGCAGCAGTACCGTCGGGTCGCAGTCCGGTCCTGTCACGGTGTCGGCAAGTCCCACATCGCCAGCAGGGCGGTCGCGTGGTGGCTCGACGCTCACCCGCCGGGCACAGCGTTCGTTGTCACCACCGCACCGACGTTCGCGCAGGTCAGGGCGATCCTCTGGCGCTACATCCGGCAAGCGCACCGCAAGGGCCTACCAGGCAAGGTCAACCAAACCGAATGGCACCTGGGCGGCGACCTCGTCGCGTTCGGTCGCAAGCCATCCGACCACGACGAGGGTGCGTTCCAAGGCATCCACGCCCGCTACGTGCTCGTCATCCTCGACGAAGCGTGCGGCATCCCTGAAGACCTGTGGATCGCCGCTGACGCGCTGACCACCAACTCGGACTGTCGGATGCTCGCCATCGGCAACCCCGACGACTCCTCCAGCCACTTCGCGAAGGTGTGCGCGCCTACCTCGCTGTGGCACCAGGTGAAGATCTCCGCCTACGACTCGCCGAACTTCACCGGCGAAGAAGTACCCGCTGACCTCGCATCCATGCTCATCTCACGCGAATGGGCCGAGGAGAAGCGCCTCGAATGGGGCGAAGACAACCCGGTCTACCGCGCCAAGGTCCTGGGAGAGTTCAGTGCAGACGATCCCGGCAAGGTTGTTCGGTCCACGGACGTCGCCGCTTGTCGTCTGCATGCTGATACACCGCGCACTGACGCTGAAAGGCTTCCCGTCGAACTTGGCGTGGATGTTGGTGGCGGTGGGGATGAAACGGTCATTCGAGAGCGCCGCGGCATCGTGGCCGGACGTGAATGGCGGGAACGATCCGACCAGCCGCACACCATCGCCCCGCTGATCCTGCGGGCGATCCGGGAGTCCGGTGCCACGTCGGTGAAGGTCGACGAGATCGGTGTCGGCCGCGGTGTCATCGGTGAGCTGCAGAACCTCGCTACCGAGGGCAGGCACCAGGCGTCCATCGTCGCGGTGAACGTGTCCCGGCAGGCCCGTGACGACGCGCAGTTCGAGAACGTTCGCGCCGAGCTGTGGTGGGAGATCGGCCGGCTGCTGTCACAGAACCGGCAGTGGGACCTCTCGACCATGGACAACGCCGATACGACGGTCGCGCAGCTGCTGGAACCACGCTGGGAGATCGGGCCACGCGGACGCATCAAGATCGAGAAGAAGGACGAGATCCGTAAACGCCTCGGCCGGTCCCCGGACAACGCTGACGCGCTACTCCTCGCCTACTACACCCCACCCGGCGCCGCAGCTGACGCACTCGACTGGCTCAAAGCCGCACACGCCGCACAGACAGGGGGACGCTGATGCCCGCACGTCGCCCGAACCGCCTCACGCCACGCACCCAAATCCGCCGCATCGCAAGACCGACCCCCTCGATCGAGAAGTCCCTGCCCGCCGGCCTGACGAGCAACCTTGGCGGTGGTGTGCGGGACATGTCCGCCGCGCTCGCGCAGGCGCAGCAGCAGACGCTAGGCCAGCAGGAAGCGATGCCGCGGGATACCTTCCCGTACAGCTTCGGCCCGGGTGTGCCGCTGTACCCGGCGCCGCTGGACCCCACACGCACCGACAGTGGCCACGCCGAACCCCGCATCTACGAATACCCCGTCTCCTGGAACATCCCGGGTGTCGACAACCGCCTCGTGCCGTGGCAGGTGCTCCGCAAGGCGTCGGGTATCGCCCTCATCCGGGACTGCATCCGCATCCGGAAGAACGAGATCTGCAGCCTCAAGTGGGACATCTCGATCTCCCAGGACGCTGTGGAGGCAGCGTCCCGTCAGGACCCGACCGCGTCACGTGCGGATATCGAGCAGGACCTGCAGGACCGGTTGGCGCCGCAGCGGCAGCGGATCTCGGAGTTCTGGCGCATGCCGGACAGGGGCAACGGCTACACCTTCGCGGAGTGGATGTCCCAAGCCCTCGAAGAGCACCTCGTGCTCGACGCGCTCGCGATCTACCCCCGGTTCACCTACGGCGGTGAGCTGTACAGCCTCGAAGTCCTCGACGGGTCCACCATCAAGCCGCTGCTCGACAACCGGGGCGGCCGGCCGTTGCCGCCGTTCCCCGCCTACCAGCAGGTTCTCTATGGATTCCCCCGCGGCGAGTTCACCGCGGACATCTCGCAGGAAGACGCTGAGGATGGCCAGACCATCGTTCCCGACGGCTACGCGTCCGACCAGCTGATCTACCTCCGTCGCGAGGTCAGAACGTTCACCCCGTACGGCCTGTCCGCTGTGGAGCAGTCCCTGTCCGATGCTGACCTGTGGTTGAAGCGGCTGGCGTGGATGCGCGCCGAGTACACCGACGGCGTCATGCCGTCCGGGTGGATGAAGAACAACGGCGAATCGTCCTGGTCCCCGCAGCAGCTCATGGACTACGAACGCACCTTCAACGACCTCTACTCGGGCATCACCGAGCAGCGGCAACGGTTCCGCATCCTGCCTCCCGGCATCGAGTTGGCCGAGGGCAAGCAGGGGATGGACGAACGCTACAAGCCGGACTACGACCTGCACCTGATGAAGCTGGTGGTCGCTCATTTCGACATGAACATCGCCGAGTTGGGCTTCACCGAAGCGAAGGGCCTCGGCGCGAGCGGCTACCACGAGGGGCAGGAGAACGCCCAGGAACGCAAGCAGACGCGCCCTGACCTGACGTGGTTGGAGTCGGTTCTTACCGACATCTCTCGCACGCACCTCGACATGCCTGACGAGCTGGAGTTCAAGTGGCTCGGTCTTGACGAGGAGGACCAGGCCGCTGCCGACGAGCTGAACCGGAGCCGTGTCGCGTCGGCTGGGATGACGTTGAACGAGTGGAGGGACGCGCAAGCAAGGCCGCGTTACAACTTCCCCGAAGCCGACAAGCCGATGATCGTGTCCCAGCGCGGCGGTGTCGTGTTCCTCGAAGGCGCGTCGGAGTTGGAACCGGCCGGCGTGCTGATCGAGCCACCGAAGGCACCGCCGGACATCAACCCGAACGCGCAGCCGGGAGATCCGCAGGCCGCCGGCGCGAAGCCCCCCGCGAAGGACCAGGCCGCGAAGGACGCAGAGAAGTCCGCGTTCCGTCGGTACATCCGCAAGGGCAACCGCATCAGGCCGTTCGAGTGGCATCACCACGACACGACCGAGGTCGCCGAGCTGACCAAGGCAGGCGATGCCGACCCAAAAGCACCAGCGGCCGAGTGGCCGGGCTGGTCGATGGACCTGGCAGCGGCGAAGCTGTGGGCTGGTCGGATTACTTCGGCACTGACAGCGGCGATCGACACGACGGCACTGGCACGGGACTGGCGACAAGCCCGTAAAGCCGCCCCAACGATGCCGACAGCGGACGCCAACGCGTGGATGGCAGCCAACGGCATCACCCTCGCCGCAGCTCTGTCCAGTGTCCTGAACAACGTCTACGCCGATGGCTACCTGATCGGGAACCAGTCCGCGATCGCCATGGTCGCCGGCACCACCGTCGACTGGTCCGGGTGGACACCCGGCAACACCGAGGCCGCTACGGCGATCCTGTCCGGCGACACCGGCCTGCAAGCCCTCCTCGACGAGGCGGGCATCACGATCAAGTCGATCGCCGCGGGCCGCATAGACCAGCTCGCTATGGCTCTCGCGGACGCCCTGGAGCACGGCGATTCCGTCGACACCCTCGCCCGTGACCTGCTCGGTGTCCTCGACAACCCGCGCTGGGCGTCCATGGTCGCCACGACCGAACTGAACCGCGCTATGTCCGCCGCGACGCTGCGTACCTACGGCCGCAACGGCATCGAAGCTAGCTATTGGCTGACCGCCTACGACGAGCGGGTGTGCCCCCTGTGTGCCGGCAACGAAGACACCGTCGTCCCGCTCAACGGGATGTTCCCGTCCGGAAACTACATGCCACCGGCGCACCCGCTGTGCCGGTGCGCTCTCGCACCCGTCATCGCAAGCCTGTCCGAACTCGATACGACCGGCATGTCGATGTCGGACTTGGAGGCATCATGAACACCACCACCGTCTATGCCGAGATCGTCAAGGCCGAACGGAACGAAGCTGGCGACCTGGTGGTCGTCGGCAAAGCGACCGGCCCCGATCTCGACCTCGACCACCAGATCTGTGACCCCGAGTGGCTCGGTAAGGCCATGCCCAAGTGGTTCAGCACGGGCGCGAACATCCGTGAAATGCACCAGGGCATCGCGGCCGGGGTGGGCACCGAGCTTGAGCAGTCCGGAGACTCGTGGATGGTCACCTCGACCGTGATCGATGCGTCGTCGGCGAAGAAGGTCGAGGCGGGTGTCCTCAAGGGCTACTCGATCGGCATCTCGAACCCGAAGGTCATCAAGGACAAGGCCGCGCCTGGTGGCCGCATCGTCGACGGTTCGATCGTTGAGGTGTCGCTGGTTGACCGGCCGTGCAACCCGACGGCGATGCTGATGCTGTCGAAGGCCGCGAAGCCGGGGATGCAGGTCAAGGCGTCGCAGCTCGACCACGACCGCATGTTGGTCAAGGTCGAAGAGTTCGTCGAGATCCCCGAGCAGGCCGAGCCGGTCGAGCCCGTCGAGCCCGAGCCCGTCGAACCCGCGCCGGTCGACGAACTGGTCACCATCCCGCCGTCGGCCGAACCCGACGCCCCCAAGACCTCCGAGCCCGCCGTCGCCAAGACGACGGACACGGATATCGAAGACCGACTCACCAAGCTTGAGAAGCGATTCACAGAGGCCCTCACGGCTGCCGAAGACCGCACCAAAGCGGTAGAAGCCGAGCTGGCGAAGGTGAAGGCCCTTCCTGCTCCTGGTGGTCCCGTCCTCACGCGCACCGCGCAGGACACCCAGAAAGCAGCCATGAAAGACGGGCTGCTGACGAAGGTCGCCAAGTACCGACAGATGGCCGACGCCGTCGACGACCCGAGAGCCCGACAGGGCTACCTCGAACTCGCCGCCGCGCTCGAACTCCAACTGTCCTAGAGCAAAGGACTCACCGAAATGCCTACTGCTGCACCCGCACCATCCGAGATGTTCTCCAACGCGACCACCGCGACCGAGGTCGCCAGCCGCTTCGAGGACTACAAGGCCACCCTCGCGAAGTCGCACGCCGCCGGACCGGGCAGCGTCTTCATCCCGAAGACCGGCATCGTCAAGGGCGGCAACTCCGACGCCGTCAACGAACACATCGCCTCGATCACCAAGTCCGTGAGCCCCGAAGTCCTCGCGTCCATCCAGGGCGAGCTGAACGCACTCAAGACCGTCCAGGGTGACATCACCAAGGACTGGACCACTACCGCGCCGAACTCCACCGGCCTGGTTCCCTACGACCTCGAAGCCCCCGCGAAGCTGCTCGTGCCGCGCCTCACCCCGCTGCGCAACAGCATCCCCCGCAGCAAGGGTGTCGGTACCAGCCGCCAGTTCAAGCGCATCCTCGGCTGGTCCAACTCTGGTGTCGGTGGCGTCGCCGACCAGAGTGCGTTCCTGAACTCGAACTCGGTCCAGACCAGCTTCGGTTCGCTTGCTCTCCGTCGTGGCGCGAAAATCAACTACGCCTCGGACTCGAAGAGCGTCATCT